GGCTACGGCGATGGCTCTGGCGATGGCTCTGGCGATGGCTCCGGCGATGGCTCCGGCTACGGCTCTGGCGATGGCTCCGGGTGATCTGCTGAAAACCCACCTCATAGTGGCGTTTCTTATCTCTGCCATTTCCGCCCCACTAGCAGCTTTCATGCTGGGACGTTCGTCCGCACGCGAAGTTTCAGATCGGGCGCTCAAATCATCTGAGGAAGTCCTGCCGGCGCTAATTCGATGCAATGCTGCCCTTAAGATGGCAAACGATAACACCGAATCATGCATGGATACCGAGAGGAAATGCGCCAATTCCATGGATGAATGCATGCTGATGCTCAAGCCAGACATGGTAGGAACGCCACCTCTATGAGCGCGCTGCCAATACTAAAAGTTGAGTTCCACATTGGGGACGACATCGAGCAGGCATGCGGTGAGGCCCGGCGCATAGCCGAAACACTACGCGTCTACGTGGAGTTTAATTTCAACGGAGTGAAATGCACCGCTTGTCCTGGGGTGAGTACCGAAGCAATGGTGTTCAAATACCATGAGGCCATGACAGCAAAGGCATCGATGGAGCCGAGATTGAAATACCAGGAGCAGCAAATGACATCTGCCCAAGATGACAACAAGGCATGGTTAGAGCCCCGCACATGCAAGCACATTCAGTCGGCCACAATAGTTAATCTTAACGAAGAGGATGTGTCCTGGTGCATTGATTGCGGCGCCGTTAAGACGACGGGGTATGGTCCTAAAGGCTGGACAATTCCCCGATGCCACCTCCTTACAGGTATTGACCCGTGACTCCCACTGAATTCACCACAAAAATAGAGCGCAAAACCGCCGTCATTGGCATCGTAGGCCTGGGCTATGTCGGCCTTCCACTCGCGCTCACATTCGCAGAGGCGGGATTTAAGGTCATTGGCTACGACACATCCCCGTGGAAGACCTCTGACATCCGCCGCGCAACGAGCTATCTATCTCACATACCAAGCGAGCGCATTGCAAAACAGCGCAGCCGATTCTTCGCATATTCAGATGCGCACCATATGGCCCATTGCGATGCCATACTAGTCTGCGTGCCCACGCCAATAGGTCGCAATCGCCAGCCATTGCTTGTCCACATCACCGATGCGGCACGCTGCATTGGGCCATTTATTCAGCTTGATCAATTGGTGGTACTTGAGTCCACTGTCTATCCTGGCACCACGCATGGCATCTTCAGAGACACGCTACTGGAGCATGCTCCATCACTCAGTCGCCCCAACGGCCAGGGATTTTTCCTGGCCTACAGTCCCGAGCGTGAAGACCCCGGCAATAAGCAATTCACAACACATGCAATCCCCAAACTGGTCGCAGGGGATAATCCTATTGCCGCAAAGCTAGCGCGCTCCCTGTACGCTGCGGCGTTCGACAGCGTCATCGAGGTCAATACAATCGAGACAGCCGAGATGGCGAAGATTCTCGAAAACACCTACCGCATGGTCAACGTCGCACTCATCAATGAGATGAAGGTTCTGTGCGACGCCATGGATATCAACGTGTGGAAGGTCATCGAGGCCGCATCAACCAAGCCTTTCGGATTCCACCCGTTCTATCCAGGCCCTGGGCTTGGCGGGCATTGCGTTCCTATCGACCCCTACTATCTAACGTGGGTGGCGCGCGAGCATGGCCTTGCAACGCGCCTTATTGAGACAGCGGGCGCTATCAACGACGAGATGCCGCTCTATGTGTGCGGTCGCGTTGCCTGTGCGCTCAACGAGCGAAGTAAGCCTGTGCGCGGAAGCAGAATCCTCATCATTGGAATTGCATACAAGAAGAACATCGATGATACCCGCGATTCGCCCGGTCTTGAGATTGCTAAAAAGCTTGAGAGGGAAGGCGCCAATGTCTTCACGCACGACCCACATGTGATTGGTGGATGGGCTGCACGCGTCATCATACTTAACGAGGAAACCATTTCCCCGTTCGATGTGGTGGTTATAGCGGCTGACCATGACTGCGTTGACTATGGTGTGATAGCGAACCACGCGCAGGCGATTGTAGACACACGCAATGTGATGAGCAGACATCCTGTCTTGCCGAGGAGTCAGGTTTATCTAGCATGATGACCGCAATAGGCTACATAGAATTTATGCTTCACCGAGGCATCGCCAGCACAATACGGCATCCGAGCGCAGGCGTTCCTCGGAAGACTGGCGCGCAAAACGCGACAAATGGCTTCAAAGCTTAACGCAGCTCAAAGCATAGCTGTAGCTCGCATAGCTCCGATAGCACACGACACCTGCCTCGTTATCAACAATGCGCTGAAGCGTGCCGATGTCCTTATCCCTGAGCGCAGTGAATGGAACACGTTTGACTAAATCGCTATCGGGAGGGTCGGCCAGACTAACGCTTTGCAGTGGCCTGATAGAGCCAGCGATGTATCGTGGGGATTGCTTGCTATCATTCACACTCGATGCGGCCGTGACCATCGCCGCTGCGGTCAATGCGCAAACTGAAAGCAGCGCGAGGCCTGTTTTGTCCACTCCAACCGCCCCCAACAAACAAGAGGGGAACATCCGCCACCTGAGAGAAAACGGATGACCCCCTCTTTGGGGAGAATCCCCACCAACGCTCCATGCATAGCACGCACCCAGCCGAATGCCAATTTGCGTGATGTAGATGCCAACTCCACGCCGCGCTAATCTGCGGACATGGCACTGACTCCAGAAGAGCTGGAAACAAACGTTCTTACAATCGACATGCGCAATATCGGTCAAACCGGTTTGCGCCGCTATGCCGGCCTCATCTTCGAGGACATCCTCCCGCAGCTCGATGGGCAAAAGGGCCTGGCCATCTACAAAGAGATGGCCACCAACGACCCGATGTGCTTCTCGATGCTGCAGGCCATTAATCGGCTCATCCGCAAGGTCCCATGGCGCGTCAAGCCAGCAAGTCAGCAGCCCTTCGACCTCGAAGCCGCAAACTTCCTCGACACATGCATGCACGACATGCAGAACACATGGACTGAGTTCGTTGACGAGGCGCTGTCTATGGTGCCCTACGGCCACAGCCCTCACGAGATTGTCTACAAACGCCGCTGCGGCAAGGACATCGACCCTTCGCGCAACAGCAAATATGCCGATGGGCGTATCGCCTGGCGCTACTTCCCGCTGCGCAGCCAAGACACCATTTTTCGCTGGCACTTCGACAGCAGCGGTGATGTGGTGGCGATCGAGCAGCAAGCCCCGCCTAATTACAACTACGTCGTCATTCCGATGGAGAAGATTCTCCTATTCCGCACCACCATCTTCAAAAACAATCCGCTCGGGATGCCAATTCTTCGCGGCGCATACCGGCCCTGGTTTCTGAAGCGCGGAATCGAGAACATCGAATGCATTGCCATCGAGCGCGAGCTCGCAGGCCTGCCCGTCGCATGGGTGCCTCCTGAGCTGCTCAGCAAGAATGCATCTGCATCGCAGAAAAACTTGCTCAGCCAAGTCAAGGAAATCGTCACCAACATTCGCAATAACGAGCAGGCTGGAATCGTCTTCCCGCTTGTTTATGATGAAAACGGCAATAAGCTCTATGACCTGCAGCTCATAAACAGCGGCGGCACACGTGCCATCGACACCAACATCGTCATTCAACGCCACAATGCTCAGATTGCATCATGCGCCCTTGCCGACTTCCTGGCGGTAGGCAACACGGCCGGCAGCCAAGGTAGCAAGGCGATGCATTCAGATAAGACCCAGCTATTCGCCGCTAGCCTCAGCGGGTACTTGGACATCATCACCGAGACATTCAATCGCAATGCCATTCCGCGTCTGTTCGACCTCAACTCATTCCCCATCAGCGACTATCCCCAGATAGCCCATGGTGACGTAGAGCAACGCGACCTCTCTCAGACGGCTGACTACATCTTCAAGCTCGCGCAGAGCGGCATGCCGATGTTCCCGAACTTCGAGCTCGAAGAATACCTGCACAAGATTGCCAATTTCCCGGCCCCACCCGACCCCAAGGACCAAGACGCTCCGCCGCAGCTCCCAAAGCCAGGCACAGCTCCCGATAAGATTGTCGAGGTGCCGAATGACCCCAACAAGGGCATGGCCCCGGCCAAAAACGACGGTAGCGATGCGGTGCTACAGCAAGGAGGCAACGCGTTGCCGGGCGGTTTTAGCAGGAGTGCTCCGTGGGCATAGTGATTGGCTGGGAGCTGGTCAAAGAGGCCCGACTTAAGCGCGTCCAGAAGTCCAGGCCCAAGGACATCGTAGAGCGAGCTGAGCGCGCCAAGGACGTTGCATCGGGCACCACCTACCGCAGCCTCGGCCAACGCCGCATCGAGGCCCTCCAGAGGCAAATGCAGGGCTCCGTGAAGGTGGACCTTCTCGGCGGCATCGAGACATTCAAGAGGAATGTGGACCCTGGTGAACTGATGCACGCGTTCACGACCATGAACTATGCCGGGGTGCGGGAGGTGCTCGACAAGGAAGGATTCACCGAAAGTCTTCGGCCCACCTTCCGCCGTGCTGTCGAGGGAGCCATGGAGGGCGCCACCACCAAGGCCGTAAGCGTGTTGCCTGCACCTGTGCAGAACGAGCTGCGCATGGATACGTCAAATCCGGCTCTACAGAAATACATCAAGGAGCGCACCGGAGCGCTTATCACCACATCCGAGGACGGCATGCTGGCGCAGGTCAAGAGCACCGTGCATCGGTCCCTCAACTTCGGGCTCAATGACAAGCAGGCCGCAGCCGAGATACGTGGCTCCATTGGGCTCAATGAGCGCCAGTCAATAGCGCTGCAGAACTATCGCAATTCCCTGGCCGACCAAGTCGCCAAGAAAGAGATGACCGCCAAGAGCGTGCCGGGCCTGGTGGATGCATATAACAATCGCCTGCTCGACCAACGTGCCGAGATGATTGCCCGCACGGAGGTTCGCGGTGCCATCAACATGAGCGAGCTTGTCGTTTGGCAGGAGGCGCAGGAGCAGGGGCTTGTGCCTGGCATGATGAAGCAATGGGTCGTGGACGGCGACCCTTGCATTGAATGGTGCGCGCAGATGGATGGCTCCGACCCAATTCCGATCGATGAAATGTGGCATGTAGTCAACACGGTGAATGGCAAGAGCCAGGATTTGCTCCTTCCGGGGGCTCACCCGAATTGCATGTGCATGGCAGACTACAGCCAGGCCGAGGAATAACCGATGTCAGAAAACCCTAGCCTTCGCCAATCCATGGTCACCATGTGGCGTGACTTCCTCAACACGGTCGAGCGCGTCGAAAAATCGGTGACGCAAGACTCCAATGATTCGGCAGCCCTCGACATCCATCTCATGCCGGGAGCAAACCGCCTGCCGGGTTACGTCGGCGTGGACTTGTTCCCAGCCGACAACTTCACAGTGGTTCACGACATTGGCCTGGGCCTGCCATTCCCCGACAAATCAATCCGGACCCTGCGCATTACGGACATGGAAATGGTGCGCGAGTTGGCATCGGATTCCCTGATTGCCAACGAGGCAAGACGCGTTCTCACGGATGATGGCTACCTTTGCCTGCCGGGTAAGATTCCTGTCGCCAAAAATGATATCCCGCAAGAGGCTGCGCTCGCCATTGATGAGAATGCCGACGATGCCCCGCGCTCGGACCTTGATGCGATTGAGACGGCCGAGTCAGAGGCCGCAGAGACATATGGAGAAGTGCCCGAGTTCGACAAGATGGTGTCATCGCTCGTTCTCAAGTCCGAGCTGCACAAGCCCGGCACAGCCAATCCGGAAGACCTGCAATGGGTGCTCCCCGATAAATATGAACGCATCTGCAAGGCGCTTGATGGCAATCAAATCCCCATCCTCGGCTCAAACAAAGAGCGGCAGATAGTCTATGGCGTCGTGCTGGAGCCCATGAAGTTAGACAGCCAAGACCACATCATGACCCCACGAGATATCGAGGACACGTGTCACCGGTTCATGGGCAATGGATGCGTCATTAAGAGCGAGCACGACAAAGAGATTCGTGCCAAGCCTATCGAGTCATTCGTCGCCCCGCAGGACCTGCAATATCACCACCATGACCTCGGCACGCAGACAGTTCGCAAGGGGAGCTGGGTGCTGGGTGTGCATGTGAGTGACCCGGCTCATTGGCAACGCGTCATTAGCGGCGATTACACCGGGTTTAGCGTTGGGGGATTCGGCTTGCACACGGAGTTGTAGCGCAGCACAATTCTCCCACGCCATGATTCATCTCCATGCGTTGGACCCTACCGAAGTCTCGTTCGTAAAACGGCCTGCCATCCGCCGCAGGTTTTTTACCCGCAAGTCAGAAACGAACAAACAACAGCCCGACAAGAACGCCATTGCTGTCACGCGCATGGCGCCGGAAGTCATGGCTCGCGTGCAAAAGGCCATCGCGAATCTTCCGCAAAAGGTCGATAGCGCCATCGGCGACAACCCTCAACCCGATGACACGCAAGCATCAGACGGCTTGTCCGAACAAGCGCAGCGCGTTTTGCAGGCGGTTGCTCGCATGCTCGAACCGTTCAAGGGCCAAATCACCGATGCGCACATGGACTCCATACAAGAGGCCATTGGCATCAGTGACGGCATTGAAGGCGACACCGACGAGGATGTTGAAGACGCAGCGGATGTTGGTGACAGTTCTACAGACGATATGCAGCCCTCACTCGTAGCATTGTCGGAGAAGTCCCCGATGGACATGCAAAAGCCGGTCGGCGTCAAACCGAAGGACCATGAAAACGCCATGGGCAGAGCCAAGGGCGCGTACATGGACCATCTCAAAGGAGCTGGTTACAAAATGAAACCCCCTGGAGAGAAGCCGTCTACCGCCAAGACCGATGCCGACGACCCCGAGGAAGAAAAAGAAGAAGACGACGAGAAAGAGAGAGACGACGTGAAGCCAGTCAAGAAGTCTTTAGAGGCTTTCTCCCCTGAGCAGCGCGCCGAGTTTGAGGCCGTCTTCAAAAGCCAGACCGAAAAGCTCACTGCCATCGAAGAGCAGAACAAGCAGCTCGTCCAGAAGAACGAAGCCGCTTCCGCCCGCATCCAAGCCATGGAAGACGAGCGGGCGATGCGGGGATTCGAAGAGGAGGCCAAGAACCTCAGCTATCTCGGCGCCGGTACCGCCGACATTGCCAGCGTTCTCAAGTCCGCCAAGGACAAGCTCGGTGACGAGGGCGTGGAGAAGATTCGCGCCGTTCTCAAATCCGCCAACGAGCAAGTTCGCACCGCGCAATCGCTGTCTGGCAATGGCATCTTCGGAGAGCTCGGGACCAGTCTAGGTGCCGATGCTGGCAACACTTCGGCCGAGGCTCAGCTCGAACGTCTCGTGGATGAGTACGTGGGCAAGAGCGAATATAGCGGCAAGTCTCGCGCGCAGACGTACACGCAAGTGCTCAAGACAGCCAAGGGCAAGCAGCTCTACGCGCAAAGCCAAGCTGAGCACGATAATCGACTCCGGGGACACTGAATCGAAACGGCAGCACCCAACGTAGTTGAGGGCATGTCATATGGGTTACGAGCAACCAGGGTTCCGAGTCAGCTATCCGGCTGACGTGGCAATGAGCACCGAATCTGTATGGGAGTTCGCCGGCGTCTCGGTTGGCGCAGCGGCGAACATCACGGGGACCGGTGTCGGTGGTGCGGCATTGCAGGCCGCTGGTTCGGCCGTTGTGCTGGGCATTCTGCAGAACAATCCCATCCAGGGCGAGGCTGGTGACGTCGTGGTTACCGGCATCAGCAAGGCCATCGCTGCTGCCACCATGGCCATTGGCACATTGTTCACGTTCAATTCGGTGGGCGCAATTATCGCCGCCACATCGGGAACGCAGGCCTATGGGATTGTGCTTGAGTCGTGCGTCTCCGGAGATATCACCACCGTTCTTTTGAAGAATTACGGCAAGCAATAGTCGCATCGAAATGGAGCGCAGTAGGCAGTCTCACAACGTAGTATAAGGGGCTTGCAATGCCTGTTCAACCAACACGTAGTGACATTCACGTAAACCGGCCCCTTACGAATCTGTCGATTGCGTACATCCAGGACCAGGCCGACTTTATTCATGACAAAGTGTTTCCGGCTGTGCCTGTTCAGAAACAGAGCGACCGGTACATTGTCTACACGCCTGATTTTTGGTTCCGCGCAAAAGCCGCCAAGCGCGCGCCCGCGACCGAGTCGGTTGGCTCGGGCTTCCACATCGACAACACGCCATCCTACTTCTGCGACAAGTGGGGCTTTCATATGGACGTTGACGATGAAATGCGAACCAACGCCGATGAGCCCATCAATGTAGATAGGGACGCCACGGAATTCGTAACTCGCAACCTTCTGCTGCAGCGAGAGATTCAATTCCTCGGCACATTCATGAAGACCACGCTGTGGAAGGGATTCGTCGTCAGCGGTACCGCCTATGACTTCGCACCCAACCTCTCCACGCCTGCTTCCGGACTCGACGGTTATGGCGGCGGGTTCTGGTCGAGCGATACGTCGCTTCCCATCAAGGACATCGACAACCTCATCTCTGGCGTTAAGTCACAGACTGGCTTTGCACCCAACACGCTGGTGCTGTCCGAGGATGTCTACTACGCGCTTAAAAATCACGCGACGATTCTCGATCGCATCAAGTATACCCAGACAGGCATCGTGACCACGCAGCTTATGGCAGCCGTCTTCGGTGTCGAGCGCGTCCTAGTGGCGGGGGCCGTGCTCAACAGTGCGCAGGAAGGACAGTCAGCATCGTACAATTACATGATGACCAATTCCTTCCTGCTTACCTATGCGGCTCCAGAGCCTGCAATCTTGCGGCCATCTGCTGGGTACATCTTCTCATGGCAGGGCCTGTTCGGCGCCGGTGCACTCGGCAATCGCATCAAGAAGTTCCGCATGGAAGAGCTTGAAGCGGACCGCGTCGAGGGCGAGATGGCTTTCTCGATGAATCTGATTGGCCCCAGCTTGTCTGTTTACGGCACCAACGTCCTGCACTAGCATTGGCGTATGCCACAAGAAAACATCGCGTATGTATGCCGCTACCGATTCAGGGGCGGCCCCGACGCTCACCAATACATGCCAGGCGATGCTGTTCCCGAATTCGAAGGGTTCCCCATCCAGCCTCGCCATGCACTGCTACGCATGGGGTGGGTGGAACGCCTCGATAAATCCAAGGCTCCTTCGACGTGGAAAGCGCCCAAGTGGGAACCCCCTCTTGGTCGCACGGCTACATCCGAAGGCGAGCCCCCACCGCAGCCGCAAAAGTTTGTCGAGTCGAGACAGGCTCGCAAGACCGAAGGCCTCGCATGCTCTGACTGTCCGATGACGTTTAGCTCAGAGCGCGGCTTGGCCATTCATATGGCGCGCATGCATGGGCGCAAGGCCGAGGCATAGGCCATGGCCTGGACCTATAGCGGCAACCCAGGATTTAGCGCAAAGGATGCCATTCGCTTCGCCGTGGCCGACACGGACAAAAAGCGACCCGTCTTTACCGATGAGGAAATCACTTACTGCATCGCGCAAAATGGGACTTCTCTAGGCCTCGCTGCCATCCAGCTTTGCGATAACCTCATCGCTCAATATGCACGATTGGCGGATGAAACTGTGGGCCGCGTATCGATTGCCTATAGCGAGATGCAAAAGGGTGCCATCGCCATGCGCGGCAACCTTCAGCAGCGTCTGATGTTCACGGAAGTGGTGCCCTATGCAGGGGGCATCTCCGTGAGCGATATCGCCATCAACGTAAGCAACACTGACCGACAGCCTCCGCTGTTCACGACTGACCAGCTCCAAACACCAGGGCTTGCTGCGGGCGACTTCAGCGGAAGCGATGCATATGGGGATTCCAGCGATGATGACAATCAAGTCTCGGGTGCGAGCGATTAAGGGCTGGGCCATGTGGGCAACATGGGCTATGGCCACGGCCTTTTTAGTCCAGTGCACCCATGGCACCTTCCGGCCGACCCCTGCACCCGCGCCACCGGCGGAATATCCGGCGCCCGCTCCCCCTGTCCCA